ATGGACTTTTACTGATTTTCAGGTTTTAAGCTGAGTCCGAGACGGATTCACAGCGGTGTTATGATGAAACACCGTCGGGACGAACTCGCAAGTTTGGTAGACCCCCTTCGCCACGGGGTATTTGCTTCTATACTATAATATATATATCACCAACATTAGCCACTTGTTTGTGACCATCCCGCTAATCCTATAACACAGATGTACTGAGAGTCTTCTGTGTGGACTGTGGAAATGGTGTCAAGCACGTGGAGCCGGCAACAATTAAGAATGCTCCGACTGTTCATTAGATAATTATATAAGTTTACAGGTAGCACCTGTAGTAGCGGTGCACAGTTTGAAATCTGTGCTCAATATCCGCTTCTGGTTGCTTTTTAGCAGCACATCACATTCCACCACTCTGCTTTCCATGACTTGGAACCCAGTTTTATATTAAGTCCCTAACAACAACACCAAACAACAAGGCCGTCGGATCAAGGCCTCTAAAAGACAGATCCAACAACCCTCCCGCCCCATCATTCTTACCCAACAGAAGAAACCTGCCAAGAAGACCCATAAACATAAGGGTCTTCTTGGCAAGGTCGGATCCGCTCTTGGATCCGCTGTATATGGCCCTGAGGGCGGGCTCATTGGCTCGGCTGCTGGTGAAATTCTTGGCAATCTTTTTGGCTGGGGCGACTACGAAGCCGCTCCCGTTAATTACCCTGTCATGAATAACTCCACAGTCGGGTTTGTCACGCCTATGGCTGCACAAATTCCAATGATGCATACAGAAGACGGCATTTGCCGAATTAAGAAGAGAGAATATATAGGTGACGTGACTATGACTAATTTATTCACCAATCGTATTTATATATTAAGCCCTATTGATAGTGGCACATTCCCGTGGCTTTCAAAGATTGCCGGAAACTTCGAACAGTACAAATTTCTTGGACTGACTTTCGGATTCCGTAGTCTAACTGCCAACGCTTTAGGCGTTTCGGGATTGCCTGGCATGGGTTCTGTAACCATGCTAACTCAATATGACGTCTATGATGCCGCAGTCGGTGATAAGACTGAGGCAAATAACGCTCTTTTTGCTACCTCCAGCAAACCCAGCGAAAACATGCTACATCCGGTAGAGTGTGATCCCAATCAAACTCCAAACCAGCCCCTCTATACTGGCATTAATGAGGTTTCTATTCCAGACCTTCGACTCAACGCTCTCGGTTATACCACCGTGAGTACTGTTGGTTCGAGTGGTCTGAATTATATCTGTGGTGAATTGTGGGTTACGTATGACATTATGTTGTATAAACCTATGATCAGCACAGTTCCTGCTTCGAATAGTTCGGCAGTGCAGAAACCCATTTCTGTTTCCGAAAGGTACCGATTACAGACCAAGGAAGACCAGAAAGATGCGGCTGAGTTGTTTATTGATATTCCACCACCCACACCCACCACGGCCAGACGTTTCTGACCATGAGCATGACATATATTCACAAATATTTATATTAAATTTGTTTATTATATCAACTATTGTTTATTATAGACGCTCCATAGAGCAGCGTCATATATATATAAAGTATAGTCGCACTAGAACTGGACATGGGATGGCAACCCGTACACCAACTAATGCGAACAACGTATCGACGTGCTGTGTTAAATCAGTAATGAAACTATGAATAATATCGGTAAGAGTCCGACCCATTGACGAAGTATTAATTTATTTATTGGTCATCGACCTCTCGTGTACTAACATTTTTCTTATTTTTATTTATTTTTATTTATTTTCAATTTGTACATGAATTTTAATCACTTTTTCTATCTATCATATTCTATTCCTAAAAGCTATATTTTACTCATGAAAATATTATCCTATCTGGAAAACACCCATCCGTGGGTGGCGTAGCCGGGGTTAACCTGGTACCAGTCTCCGAGGACTGGTGAGCGATTATGATAGAAACGTAAGTCCTGCGAACAGTATAGTAAGAGCAACGGTCATGTATGAACCGTTAGTCTCCTAACGAACTGTCGAGAGGCACACTCGAAATGTCAACTGTGAAACCGAGAAAGGGTGGATACGTAAAAGGACTTGCTGAAAAGCAGTCCGGTGTGAGTAATGAACACACCACGTTGAAGCCCTGTAAGGGGGAGCAGGCGGCTGGGTATAAGGGCGGACCTGTACCCGGTTGCGATCGCAGTAGCTCAGAGCTACTTGCACAAAACTCGCGCCGAGAAAACACCAATTCCCCTAACCAGGGAATTTTCATATCACATCCTATATTAGTATCACCATCACCAATAGCGTCTGTCGATAAGCGTATAAATAAAAATAATAATTATAAGGGAGAACACAACGAGCTTCAATGCAAGGAGTGTTCAGCTGGAGTGGAGTGTGAAATCAAAGGAGGACACACACACTACAGTTCGCATAACCGTTCAGGTTATGCTTCTCGTATTAAGAATGAGGGTAAAGGCCCGACGAACCCCGATGGTCCGACCAAAGTCGGGGAATCCGTAAAACCTAGCGGTGACAAGGTCACCCCGCATGAAGAGAAGAAACCACGTTGGCATCACTGCGATGAAGGTGCCACCTGTTTAGACATGGCATGTCATGGACATGTCATTCGTGGAGCCCGGTTGAACATGGAAACTGATAGTTTCAGTGATTACTTAGCGAGACATCCAAACGCTACTAAACCTGAAATTGCAAAAGCACTGTTAGATATTTCAAAACAGTCATCAGCTATCTTTGGACCACCCGGCGCCGAGTGGGATGACGAGGTCAAACACATGGACGAGGGATTTGTTGTGCAACAAAAACCATCCGTTGTTACTCTGGACAATTTCGACAACCAGAGCATCACCTCTTATGCGCCACAATCAATTGTGGAAACCACTGCTGTAGTGGATAAAACAGCAACCACCGTCTCATTTATGGAGGAGGCGAAGACAGAGTTATGGAAACCTGAACTTCCACCACGACTGGTGGTGAAGACTGGGTTCACCGAACCTGTGGTGAAGTTGAAATGCTTCACACCCAACCCCACCATGACTGCATTTGCAAGACTCGGCCCGATGGAGCATTTTGCTGGCGTCGCGCGTCTTGATGATCAAGGAAACGTCCGTTGGTCACCTTCGTGGTGGGATGAGGAAGAGCGCGGCAAAGGCTGTACCGTTCATCCTTCAGAACCTCACTCTCCTGGGGAGGAGAAGAAAGAGAGTTATTCGTGGAGTGAGTCAGATGGAAGTTCTGCTCATAATCCACCACCCAACTGCCCACCGCTCAGTGGAAGATCCCAAGGCTACACTCCCACCATAGTTGTGGAACCTGTGGATGAGGTGTTTGAGGACACCCGTGTTTGTGAGACTATTTTTCACCCGACCCCAGAAATGGGAGAAGGAGCGATGGCTCCTGTCGTCAAGCAAACCGAACATTCCTTAGTTAAACTTCCCGAATC